GTTATTGCTATTGATACTGATTCTGTTTATGTGGCGCTTGAACAGATCGTTAAAACAACGGGACTCACAGACAAAGTAAAGATTACAAACTTCCTAGACAAGTTATGTAGTGAAGCACTTGAATCTGTATTGGATAAATCGTTTACAACTCTTGCTGACCAGATGAATGTTCACAAGAAGCGTATCACAATGAAACGTGAAGCTATTGCTGATCGTGCCATTTGGACTGCCAAGAAACGATACATCCTTAATGTGTTAGATAATGAAGGAGTTCGTTATGCGAAGCCAAAGCTTAAAATCATGGGGATTGAAGCCATCAAGTCGTCGACTCCGGCAACTTGTCGTGAGGCGTTTGCAGAATTGTTCCAAGTGCTCATCAGCGGTACGGAGAGTGAGACTCAAAATTTCATTAGCAAATACAGAGAAACTTTTGAAGCACTCCCACCAGAGGCAAAAGCTTTTCCACGCGGAGTATCAGAACTTAAAAAGTATATGGACCGTCAAGGGATTTATACGAAAGGCACGCCGATTAATTCCCGAGCGGCAATCATGTACAACCACTTATTGAAAGCAAATGGTCTAAAGACATATGCACCGATTCGTGGTGGCGATAAGATTAAGTACATTCATTTGTACCCAAATAATCCAACAAAAGAAAACGTAATTGGTTTCATTGATGTACTTCCACCTGAATTTAAGTTGGAACGATATATTGATAATGATACACAATTCGAAAAAGCATTCCTTGAACCAGCAAAGATTATTCTAGATGCTATTGGATGGGAAGCTGAACCAACTGCGACATTAGAAGACTTCTTCAGTTAATGTACAGCAACAAATTTTTATGATACAATATAATTTTTAGGAGTGATTATGAGTGAACATGTAAACAGTAAATGGGTTGGCGATATCGCCGCAATGCACACCAAGTTTGGTGTTAATACTGTATTGCGAGGATTGGATCGTGAGAAGCTTGAGGCATTCCTTAAGTTCCGTATCGACTTCTTGCAAGAAGAACTTGATGAAATGCGTACAGCATTGGTTGACTATCAAGCAGGTAAAATGCAAGGTGTTAAAGCAGCTGATGACACTGTCGATGCACTGATCGATCTATGTGTGGTTGCTATTGGTACACTTGATGCATTTGATGTTAATTCAGATGAAGCTTGGAATCGTGTTCATAAGAAGAACATGGAGAAAGAAGTTGGTATCAAAGCTTCACGTCCAAATCCATTAGGTTTGCCAGACTTGATTAAGCCAGAAGGTTGGACAGCACCAACTCACGCAGACAATATCGGTTTGCTTTCTAAAGTGTATGGCAGTTAATATTCCAACACGTGGAACATGGGATCCCTTAACATCAACTAGGGCTCCCATCATTGGTGATATTTCATCGCAGTACGATGTGGCAACAGACACATATCGTACTGCAGTCTATGATGGTCAGCGTTGGACTGAAATGAAAAACGGCATTACTACTAGTAGCGGTACTATCACTGCATCAAATATCACCACTACCAGAAGTAACGGTACATCTATCGCTGATACACCATTTCTACAAGAACAGATGTTTGATTTTATGAAACAGAATCTTCGTGTAGCAGAATATACTGACGGCGATGGCAAGATCCACACAGTGCAACTTGAAATGAGATTAGGTCCTTCGTACGTTTGGGAACCTATTAAACGGGTGAAAACTAAAAATCCATTATGACATATTCTTTGACAGCGTTTAGCTCTATTTTTGACAATAAGACTCATCGCCAATTACATCATGAAACATGGCAAGACTTTGAAGAGATGCTATATAAAATGGCAACTCTTCCAGGTTACAAACTAAAGAAGGGTGAACGTCGTGCTCCTAAAGGCATGAGCGCGTCACCCTTAATTACTCCTGCAGTATACACTAAAGGCGCAACACGTTCTAATGATAATGTAATTGAATGGGCCGGTTGGGCAGCAGTAGACGTTGATGATCACAAATTTGAAGGTGATCTTAAGAAAGAACTAAATGCTAAGTACGGCAATTATTATTACGTTTGTTATTCTACTTCTAGTAGTACGAATGATCATCCTAAGTTTAGGCTTGTATTCCCACTTAAATACAGTGTTAAGCGCGATGGAATCAAACACTTTTGGTATGCACTCAACAAGGAACTCGACGAACTCGGGGATCAACAGACTAAAGACTTATCGCGAATGTATTATGTCCCTGCTGTATATCCAGGTGCTAATAATTTTATTTTCACTAACGTTGGCGAGTTTATTAATCCTTCTACTTTGATGGATAAACATCCATTCGTTGTACAACAATCTGCAGCAGCCACATTCCTCGATAGACTTCCACCTGAAGTACAGAAGAAAGTCGTGTCACATCGTGAAGAGCAACTTAAAGCAGTTGCTAATTACAATTTCGAATGGTCGTCATACTCTGATTGCCCATTTGTAAACAAGAAACTACTAAGAGACTACAATGCAATTGCTCATGCTGATGGTAGCGGTCGTTATTCTATGATCTACAAGATCATGACATCGATTGCATGCAATGCAGTTAAATCTAAATATCCAATAACCTCTGCACAGATTGCAGAATTAATTCGTCAACTTGATCGAGATACCGCTAACATCTACAAGAAGCGACCATTGCAAACTGAAGCAGAGCGTGCTTTGGAGTATGCATACAGAACCGTCGAAATCTAATGTACAGCATGTTATTTTTATGGTATAATAGATCTATTACTTAAGGAAAACCTATGTCACAATACACGCGATACTCTGCAAAAGTTCTTTTAGAAGCTGCAGATATTCAAGAGAAAAAAGGCCAAGATTATAACAACGCGGTTTCTAGTGTTCAACAAGCAGATTATTACCCACGTGGTGTAACATCTATTCTTGATATTGTCAATGCAAAATATCTTCGCATGGTTTCCGTACTCGAAACCATGCAAGCAGGTGGCAATGTCAACTTCGAATCAGTTGAAGATTCTGCTATTGATATGATCAACTATGCATCGTTTATCGTGGCTTATATGCGTGGTCAAGTTCCTGGTCAAATTCCAGGCAATGACATTTTCAATCGTAAATCTGATGGCAATCCAGCTTTGCTTCCATCTGCACCTAAGGAAAAACAATGATTCGCAATTGTGTTTATGATATTCGTGAAGAATTTGCACGTAAACTTCGTCAAGAAGATTTTGTAACTGATAAAGGTGGTCAACGCACCATCGAAATTATCAATGCATCTTTCATTGCAGATCAAATTGCAATCTTTGGTGAAGTCAATGAAGATTATGTCAAGCGCGAACTTGAATGGTATCGTTCAATGTCATTGAGTGTTGACGACATTCCAGGCGGTGCACCTGCAATTTGGAAGCAAGTCGCTGATAAGTATGGTCGTATCAATTCAAACTATGGTTGGTGCATTTACTCAGCAGATAACTATCATCAGTTTGTTAAAGTAGTGGATGAATTGTGTAAGTCTCCATTGTCACGTCGTGCAACTATGATTTACATTCGACCAACAATGCATGAAGATTACAACCGCGATGGTATGTCCGACTTCATGTGCACTTACTCAACTCAATACTATCTTCGCGATGGTCAACTACATGCATCAGTGTTCATGCGATCAAATGATGCAGTTTATGGCTATAAGAATGATTATGCATGGCAACGTTATGTACAAAAAGAAGTTCTTCAAGCAATCAATGGTAAGTCTAATACAGTATATGGCCTTGGTGATCTTCACTGGAATGCTGGTAGCTTACATGTCTATGAACGCCACTTTAACTTAGTCAAAGAATGGGATGAGTCTCTCGATGTCGACTACTTGGCATAATCGTTATATGCAAATGGCCAAAGAGGTTTCTCTTTGGTCTAAAGATCCAAATACCAAAGTTGGAGCCATTGCTGTCGGCGAGAAAGGTCAAATCCTTTCTCAAGGTTACAATGGTTTCCCTCGAGGTATTTTCGATAGTCCTGATCGTTTGAATGATCGTGAAACGAAATATCGTTTTGTTGTCCACGCTGAAATGAATGTGATTTATAATGCTACATATTCTGGAGTGTCTCTTGATGGTGCAAAGCTTTATGTTTATGGCTTGCCTGTTTGTAATGAGTGTGCTAAAGGTATAATCCAAGTTGGCATCAAAGACCTATATGTGTCTAAGGAATGTATCGAATTACGCCCACATTGGTTCGAATCATGGATGCAATCGGTTGATATGTTTAATGAAGCAGGTTTGAAAGTGCATATAGTATGATTGAGACGACACAATATTATGATGAGTATCTTCGTTACTTTGCTCTTGCTACTAAACAACAAGAGCTTTGTAATTTTGGAACGACGCTTCATACAGAATCAGATGTAGATGATGATCTAATGCATCACGTAGAACTATATGATGTGGTTGAACGTAAGTATGCTGGATTCTCACAGATCGTTAATGATGCATTTTATGGATGGACAGATAAGCATCCATATTGGGACAAGATGCAATCAGGTCATATCACGCTTCAACGTGAAGTTGTAGCAAAAGATTGGACCGGCAAGCATACAGATTTTAAATTGCCAGAATGGTTGTATATCTTTATTCTTCATCGTGTCTGTGGTTCTGCTATCAATTACGCTACTAAACCTAGCGGATACTACAACACATTGCTCTTCAACTTGCACAAAGCTAAGACAATTGAAGGAATGACTGAGATTGTCAACAAACATCCTAAGCCATTCTACACATCAGTTGGTTACCAATTCCCAGCATTCCCTAAAATTCCACCTAACACTTCATATAAACGAGGTGGCGATTATTATCTAACTGAATATGCACCACGTTTAGCACGTGACTTGGCAGAATTCTTGGAAAAAGGTGGTAAGAGAGATCTGCGTGAGATCGGTTCATTCATGTTGAACTGGAACGTTGAGAACGGCCTTCGTCAATATCATTTCCAATATGCAGCAGTTGTTGCTGACATCGCAGATTGGTATCCACAATACGTTAATGCAGAATCTATGTTCTATTATGGAACAAATGCTGTTGAGTGTATTTCATATTTGGCAAAACCAACTACTAAGATGAAGCAAGATCAATTCTTAGATGAAGTTATGACAAAGATTTATGAAGACACTGGTGCATATCCATATAATGCAGAGGACGTATGTTGTGACTTCATCCGATGGGTTGAAAACTATGTGAGACCAGGTGCAGATTATAATCATCTAGATTTTGATACGCTATGGTCATCATGCAAAATTAAAGATCATCCATATGGACGCCAAGAAAACATGTTGAAACTTGGCTTAGTAAAATCATTCAACACAATGACTGCCCATCCATCTGACGACACCATTATTAAAGCAGCAGGTTTAACTGTAGAAGAATACAAAGCAAAATGCAAAACGATTTAAGCGAATTCATTGATGAACCATACATCAATATTACATATCCAAACACTGCTACTGTTGAATTAAAGAATGGCAAGCCAATAGAAAGCTGGATGAAAAACTGGACACAAGAAGAACGATTCGAAAAGTTCTTTGAATGGTGTACTGCATTCGACAAGCGTGAAGATAAACTATTGAAAGAAGACTATCAGATCTTCTCTCATCGTTTACACTGGCATGAACATCCATTTGTAGATGCAATGGCACCAATCACTGATAATAAGAAACGTTTATTCTATACATTGGTGTTCTCATTTAGTAATGAGCATTGGGGTACACTCATGTCATTAATGAATGATGGTATTCCTGCTACACGTGAACGATTTAAGAATCAACGACATGCTCGTAATGACTTGTTTCAAATCTATTACCCAAAGAATACGAACGTAAAAGAGTGGCTGATCGATGGTCCAATGAAAGCTGCTGAGGCTATGCATACGATCTTAGAAGAACCTAAATCTATGGGTCGACCATTTACAATGATGGAATTTGCTAAGCGTTTAGAAGCATACTTCAAAGAGCATCAAGGATTTAGAAGCCCATTATATCCATGTAAGAACACTGCTCGTTATATGGCATTTGCATATCCACATTTAGTAGATCCTGAATCAGTACTATTCGGTGGCACAGGTCACTTCGATGGTATGCAACAAATCTTCGGTGGTCAAAACTTAAATGGTAAAGTGAAGTATCATATCGACACAGATGGTCAATTCATTGCTGATAATAAGCAAGGTGAATTGTGGATTGAACAGATGCATACACTATGTAATGATCCACGCAATCCAATGCGAGAGCAAAAGATGTTGAACGTAGAAGACAAGACATGTTTCTTCTATAAGCATATCGCCATTAGTCACGGCGTTAAATCACCGACTAAGCGAATCCCATACACATGGATTTTCCCATCTGATTTTAGTCTTAAGAAACTATGAGTAGAGTACTTACAAACCCAATCAGCAATATCCCCAAACTAAAGAACTCACACGTTCTTGGATGGTCACTAGTTTGGGCAGATCAATTAGAAGCAGCAATTGATAATGCTTGTTCACCTAACATTGCAAACTATGACACGGTCTACATCGAGCATGGTGTAAACTTTAGCGGTACACTGAATCTATTCGGTGGTGCCACTAAGGAAATCTTTGATCGTATCAATCGAGTAGCTGCACATCCTGATGTAACTTCACTTGATTTTGATATGCCAGATTGGGGAGCACAACTCAAGAAACGAATCGGTGCACCTACAACATATGAAGGTATCACTGAAGATTGGTGTGATGCACTATCTAAACGTTTGGCAAAGGTTCCATCGCTGAAGCAAGAACAACTTCCAAACATATCTCCAGACTTTTATGGTTTTTCAGTAGGTGATTCTCATACACCAGCATATTCACGTAAAGATGATATCGTATTGCGTGAGAATGGCAAGACACTATTTGGTACACTCAAACGTGGACTAATTACTGAATTTAGAAATGCACAACCATTTGGAATTATAACATTCTCATATGGTTCAATTGATATTCGTCATCACATTCTACGTCATGCAAATTTTAATCTAGACGACATGCTCACTGAATACGTAAAGCAAGGTAGAGCAATTGAAAAAGAATACAGTTGCCAAGTTTACTACACTGCACCAGTTCCAGTTGAATATGAAGAACGCAGATTGCCAAAGACTGGTTATTTCAAAGGTACGCCATTCTATGGTTCACGTAAAGATCGTTTAGATCTTACACTACGTTTTATAGATCGACTAAATAAAATTAGTGGCAACAAAGTTGTCATGCCGCCAGAAGAATGGTACAAAATGGATGGTGAGAAGTATGCAAAGACTTATATGGAAAATAGTTCAAGTGTTCACATCTCTCCACAATATTATAGACGCAACGATTGGGGTCAAACATGTTTAGCGTAACGACAGATACAAGTAATAAAGACATCACGATGAATATGAGTCGTGAAGATGCAAAACAAGAATACCTCGAAATGTGGGGAACATTCGATAGTAAATGTGGACTCCCTGTGGTAGAGAAATTTGGGGACAAATATATATTACGTGCAGATAAAGCACCAGGTGGTTTGAAAGCTTTCGGTGGCGAAAGAGTTATTGCTGAGACTAAGCATGATACATTAGTGTATTGTGCACCACGTCAAGGTCATGCTCCAGATGCTATCGCAATGTTGGCTGAAATGTATAACAAGAAAGTTGTATTCTTCTGTCCATCAAGCAAGGAAGTATCTAATCATCAAGGTGCATTGTTTGCATATCCGCATGTCGATATGAGATTCTTTAGAATCGCTGCTATGCCAGTATTGAATTTGTATGCGAAGAAGTGGGCAGAGGAAAACGATGCACAGTATCTTCCATTCGGTTTAACAGGTAATGCAATGGTTACTGCTGGTCTCGTAAACATGGCGAACAACGTAACGAAGATTATTGGTCATGAACCAACTGAAATCTGGTGTGCAGTATCAACAGGAACGATGGTACGAGCACTGCAAATCGGTTGGCCTAATGCACAACCATACGGTGTTGCAGTAGCACGTAACATTCATAAGGGTGAAATTGGTGATGCTAAAGTTGTAACAGCAACTATGCCATTCCTAAAACCACATCCTATTGCAGGTGAAATGCCATTCCCAACTACAGCAGCTTATGATGCTAAAGCATGGGAAGGATTCGTAAAGAATGGAAAACCTGGTGCAATTTTCATTAACGTTGGTGCGGATAGTCATATCAACCGTAACTTGTCAAAAGTAGACATTAGCAAGATTAATAGCTACAGAGAATGGCATGATATGGGAGATCTTAAACAAAATCGCGCATACAAAGAATAAACTGTTTACAACAGAATACGAATGTGATACAATGTACAGATATGCTAAAGGAGCAATAAATTGTCTTTAATGAATAAACTTAAAAAGAACTCTAAGATCGAATTCACTTCGCCATTAGAAGATTCAAAATTCTTCGGTAACAAGGATGTCATCTCGACTCCAGTTCCAATGATTAACGTAGCACTTGGTGGTCGTCTCGATGGCGGTCTAACTCCAGGTTTAACAGTACTTGCTGGTCCAAGTAAACACTTCAAAACTGCATTCTCTTTGCTGATGGCAAAGGCATACATGGACAAATATTCTGATGCAGTCATGTTGTTTTATGATTCAGAATTCGGTACTCCACAAGCATACTTCGATTCATTTGGTATCGATAAGTCTCGTGTACTTCACACACCAATTACTGACGTTGAACAACTTAAGTTTGATGTCGTATCACAACTTAATAACCTAGAGCGTGGCGAAAAAGTTATTATCGTCATCGACTCAGTAGGTAACCTTGCATCTAAGAAAGAATTAGAAGATGCATTGAATGAAAAATCTGTGGCAGATATGTCACGTGCTAAGGCACTTAAAGGTTTGTTCCGTATGATCACACCATATTTGACCATGAAAGATGTGCCAATGGTTGTAGTGAATCATACGTATATGGAAATCGGCATGTTCCCTAAAGCTGTCGTATCTGGTGGCACAGGTATCTACTATTCAGCAGATACAATCTGGATTCTCGGTCGTCAACAAGACAAAGATGGTACCGAAATCAAAGGTTACCACTTCATTATCAACGTTGAGAAGAGCCGTTATGTTAAAGAAAAATCTAAAATCCCTGTATCTGTTTCTTTCGAGGGTGGAATTCAGCGTTATAGCGGGTTGCTTGATATTGCTTTGGCTGGTAACTTCGTTGGTAAACCTAATAACGGGTGGTATCAAAAAATCGATCGAGAAACAGGTGAGTTCATCGGTACAAAGGTACGAGAGAAGGACACGCTCAATCAAGAATTCTGGCAAGACATTCTAGCATCTCAAGAATTCCAACAATATATCATTGATTCATACCAAGTTGGTTCTGCATCAATGTATCAACAGAATGAAGAATCCGATGAAGATAACGCTTGATTCATACACCTTCGTTGAACATAAAGGCGAAGAACTTTGGTATGTAAAGATCAAAGAAGGTGATTATAAAGATGTGATCTATAAGTATGGTCGAATCGAAGTCCTAGAAGTCGGCGATCATGCTAAATTAAAATTTGAATTCAAAGTCGAAAAATGGCCAGATGAACTGGACATGACTGAAGAAGATTTTAATCAAGATGCTACATTCATGAACATTCTCGGGGATATTCTAATCCATGTTCTCGAGGATGCAATGGAAACTGGAAAATATAAATTAGGTAATGATGATAAGCCAACTGATTCTGAATCAACTGTGCACGAATGAAGAATTCACTCGAAGAACTCTACCCTTTCTTAAGGATGAGTACTTCGAACGTGGAGAGAAACTGCTGTTCGCAGTGGTTTCTCGTTTCATCGAGAAATACAATACAGTGCCAACTGAGGCAGCACTTAAACTCGAATTGCAAAAAATCCCAAACATTACTAATGATGTTCTGGAACAAGTGCAACGAGCATATAAGTCTGAACCAGTTGACATGCAATGGGTATTAGATGAGACTGAAAAATTCTGTCAAGATCGTTCGATCTATCTTGCTATTATGGAATCGATTCAGATTATTGATGGCAAGCATAAAGAACTTACAAACAATGCTATTCCAGAAATTCTGTCTAAAGCATTAGGTGTAAGTTTTGACACCAACATTGGTCATGACTACATTGATAATTCTGATTCACGTTATGAATTCTATCATAAAGTCGAGAATCGTTTGCCATTCGATCTTGAGTTCTTCAACAAGATTACCAAAGGCGGTTTGCCAAACAAAACACTGAACATCATTCTTGCTGGTACCGGTGTTGGTAAGTCATTGTTTATGTGTCACATGGCAGGTTCATCGTTGGTTCAAGGCAAAAATGTCTTATACATAACAATGGAAATGGCAGAAGAACGTATTGCTGAACGTATCGATGCAAACCTAATGAATATTCCAGTTGATCAACTGGAATCCTTGCCTAAAGCTGTGTATGATTCTAAGATTCAAAAGATCGGTCAGAAAAATATTGGTAAGTTAATTGTAAAAGAATATCCAACTGGAGCGGCCCACGTTGGCCACTTTAGAGCTCTGTTGAATGAACTTAAACTTAAAAAGAATTTTAAGCCAGATATTATCTTTATTGACTACCTTAATATTTGTGCCTCTTCACGCATTCGTGGATTGGGTGGATCAGTTAATACTTACTCATACGTTAAAGCGATCGCAGAGGAAATGCGTGGACTTGCAGTCGAGTTCAACGTCCCACTCGTTTCGGCGACTCAGACGACTCGTTCTGGTTATTCAAATACGGATGTTGGTTTGGAAGACACGTCGGAAAGTTTCGGCTTACCAGCGACAGCAGACTTTATGTTCGCAGTCATCTCAACAGAAGAACTTGAAAAACTAGGTCAAGTGATGGTTAAGCAATTGAAGAATCGTTATAATGATCCAACATCTAATAAGAGATTCATCATTGGTATTGATCGATCACGTATGAAGTTGTATGATGTAGAAGCGTCAGCACAAACCTTGATTGATGATGCAGCACACGTACCATCAAACCAACAAGATAAACCATTAAATACATTTGGCAATCGAGAGAAGCCAAACTTTGGAGGATTTAAATTCGATGAGTAAAGAAATTGATAAGGTCGTTATCTTCTTTAAGGATGGTACATTTAGCGAAATCAAAAATGTGGTTCCTGTAAAAGAGTTCAATGATCGACCTATACCTACACAAGAATTCCCATATACTACTTTATCAATCCCATGTCCAAAGTGTGGAATGGCAAAAACACCATGCTTTGTACAAGATTGTCCAACAGGACTCGGTTGGCCAGGAATTGGACCAGCTGTTGTAGATTAAAATGGCAATAGAATTTAAAGAAGATAAGAAACTCAAGAAAAAACCATTCGTGAAAGGTGAAAGTGTAAAGACACTTAATATCATGTATAAAGTAACATATTATAATGGCAACGGTCTAAGTGTGGGGTTCAAGTGGTTCTCTACATTTGGAGAAGCCACAGATTTTTGCATTCATCATGTAAAGAGTGGTGATGTGATTGAAGTTAAACGTTATGAAAGTAAAGTAAATGCAAGTTAAATTAGTATCATATAGCAAACCATCTCGCGAGTTGTATGCTGAAGGACTATTAGATGTACAAGATCTTATTGCCTATTGTGCACGAGTTTCTAATCCATCTAATCAATTGAATAGTGGCACATCAGAGAAACTCATTCAGTATCTCATTAAGCACCAACATTGGTCACCACTTGAAATGGTTTCCGCATGTTTGGAAGTTGAAACTACACGTGACATTGCTCGTCAGATCTTACGTCATCGTTCATTTTCATTCCAAGAATTTTCACAACGATATGCAGATCCAACTAAGGACTTGCATTTTGTAGTACGTGAAGCTCGTTTCCAAGATACAAAGAATCGTCAAAATTCTGTTGAACTTGATATGACTTCTGATAGCGATCGTCAGATTGCATATCAATGGGAAAATCTACAACGTGATTTGATTCAACGCACCACAGATGTTTACAAGTGGGCGATTGAAAAAGGTATCGCTAAAGAACAAGCACGCGCAGTTTTGCCAGAAGGTTTAACTGGTTCACGTATGTACATGAACGGAACATTGCGATCATGGATCCACTTCATTCAAGTTCGATCAACTAAAGGTACACAGAAAGAACATATGGCTATTGCATTAGAAGTTGCTAAAGTAATTGCTGAGATCTTTCCAATGGCCACTGACATGGTTGAAAGTAATACTTAAGTACTAAATTTCACCCAGTGGAATTATAAGCCAATGATTTTCATTGGCTTTTTTTTTTCGTAAAAAGCATGTACAGCATGGAAAAAGTATGGTATAATAGATCCATAAATTGAAAAGGATGATTATGACTAAACGTGCTGATTCATATATTTTTACTGCTGATCCAAAATCATGTGTCGACATGATGCAAATTGATACTGTGCGAAAGACTGTTCGAGCTATCAATCGCGAAGCAAAGACTGCACACAAGTATGCAGTTGCACGTGCTCAATATTGGGGTCATCCAACACCTAAAGCACCAACAATGAAACGTGTTCGTGTAATGGGTCGTGGTCCACGTAAAGAAGCAGCAATGAATGATTATGGTCGTCCACGTGCATACGATGCATATTTGCCTCAACGTTATGCTACAAGTTTTGATGTTTATATCGGTGATGCTAAATGAGTAAAATGAAAGAAGTTGTTATGGATATTGAAGAGTATGTCATGCAAGGTTTTGATGCCGCATGGATTGCTCAACGATTGAATGTACCAATTGACATGGTCCTCGAGATAGAAGAGGACGTCATGCAACTTGGCAATCCTTATTCTTATGGACCAGATTCAGAATGATTTACATTAAACGAAGCCGTTATCTAACAGCAGCTAAACATGAAGAGTTGTATAAGGCAGCTAGCTTATTCATGACTGAACTCATGGGTAGAAAGGCAGATAAAGTTGATGTTATTATTTCTGTCAAAGGAACCGGTTTAGAAGATCATGTCGATGGCTATTGTTTGTGTACTGAGGAAAATGCTTCAGGCAAAGGTATCGAATTTGAATTGGATATACGTGGAAACCGTGGCCTAGATTTTGCCATTAAATGTATGGCACATGAATTAGTACACGTTTGGCAAATGAGTACTGGACGTATTAGCGAAAAACAATACCATAAAACAACTGATCACTATAACTCTCCATGGGAGATTGAAGCAAGAGAACTAGAAGAACCATTGTACGAAATGTACCTTAAGTCATAAGGTTTATATCGTCTCCATTTACCACAGGTAAACGGCCGCCCAAACAGTCTGCTATATAAATAGATCTATGTCAGTCGCCAGAGCGACAGTAACGTAGGGATTATATGGCAGAATATAAGAAATTAACACCTAGCGAACTGCTAAAACCAGGTCGAGAGGGTCGTGGCGAAACGTTGATTACCAAGTTGGAAAATGGAGACGATTTTGTTTTGCATGACGGAAGTATATTGAAGTTTAAGAAAGATAAAGATGTTGTTGGTGCTATTAGACTTGGTCTAAAGAATAGCAGTAACGAATTGCTTCAGGCAATTCGTATGAAATCCACAACTGGAAAAGAATACAAGATATCGGACCTAGCAAAAACACCAGAATTTGGTGGCAAAGGTGCAGGTTCTGGTACACGTGCTGAAGATGCAGCGCTTACAGACATTATTGCAAAACTTCAGAAGCTTTTATTAAAAGAACAAAAGCCATATATTCCAGTTGATATAAATGGAAAGACAGTCAAGTGTGCTGGCTTTGAATCAACATTTGGTACACCTAAGAGTGACTTCCATATCTTAGACACTGAAGGAAATATGGTTGCCTGGATATCGCATAAAAAAGGTACTAAGGCAAAAGACTTCCAACAATATGGCGGCATGGTTGAATTAGCAGGCAACAAAGAACTAGAACAGTTTGTTGAAGATGTTAAAGAACAACTAAAAGAAATGGGCAGTGACGGTGCACTTCCAATGAAAACTGCTTTTGCTAGAAAAGTAAAAGATAAAACAGTGAAAATGAAAACACTGTTTGGTAAAGAGTACAAAGCTTCTGGTCCAGATTCAGTTCAAAATATTGATGTACTATATCAAGGTGTTTTGGATTTTAAGAAAGTTGCCAAGAAGTTTGTGATCACAAGTAGCCATACAGTTTTCCATGGTGAAGAACCAACAGGTGATTACGAACCATATTATTACGTAAGACCTGAACAAGCTAAAACACAATTCGGAATTAAAGGTGGTCGTTTCTTTATTGTATCAAAACAAACGGCACTAGGCAATAAGAATACGAAAGAAATCTAATGATCACATTTAAGAACTATCTTACAGAACAGAAGAACACACATATGACACACATCGAGGATTTGATCCTTGATGGTGGTGTAGAAGGTGCACGTCAAGCAATCATGGCTCTTCGTTCATTGCGTGATATGTTAGCTGGCCACGAAGATGCTGAAGCTAAAGTTGGTTTAACTGTAAAATGGGATGGAGCTCCTGCTGTTTTCTGTGGTATCGATCCACAAGATGGTCAGTTCTTCGTTGCCAAAAAAGGTATCTTCAACAAGAATCCTAAGGTGTACAAGTCTCATGCAGAGATTGAAGCTGATACACAAGGTGACTTACAAACAAAGTTGAAAATTGCTTTTGATAATCTAAAACTTCTAGGTATCAAAGGTGTGGTTCAAGGCGATATCATGTTTACACAAGATGATCTTAATACTGAGACCATCGAAGGTGAGAAGTATGTAACATTCCATCCAAACACCATCGTATACGCAGTACCTGAGCATGAAGCCGGAGATTTATTGAAGGCAAATATTGGAGTTGTATTTCATACAACATACGAAGGTAAAACATTTGAAGAAATGAGAGCATCGTATGGCGTCAATGTTGAAGCGTTCAAGAAAACCCCAAAAGTGTGGGCTGTATCAGCTGGAGTGTCCGACGTTGGAGGTAGAGCAAACCTCACCGCCTCCGAAACGAAACAAGTTACGAAACAGTTATCCGATGCAGGTAAACTATTTCAGTCAATTGGACGAGGAGTATTTGAGCTTATCTCATCAGATCCAGAACTTAACACCATTATCAATACTTACAATAACACCTTCATCAGACGAGCAGAACGAATGGGTGGAGGATCAGGACACGTACGAGGATTGGTGAAATACATCCATGATAAGTACCAAAAAGATATTGATAAGCTGAAGACTGATAAGTCCAAAGAAGCCAAAATGGCAAAGCGTCAGTCAGTACTAGATAGTATTGATGCACATCAAAATGATCTAGCAAAAATCTTCGAATTGCAAAAACTGGTCGTTGCTGCGAAAGAAACTATTATAAATAAGCTTAACCAGATCAATACTACTAAAACGTTTGTTAAGACTAAGAATGGTTTCAAGGTCACAGGCGCTGAAGGTTTTGTTGCAATTGATAGGATTGGTGGAGGGGCTGTTAAGCTGGTTGACCGCCTTGAGTTCTCTACGAACAACTTCAATCCAGATATTATCAAAGGTTGGGATAGTCCTAATCGAGGTTAATGGGAAAACACATGTTAAAGTTTAAAGAATACTCAAGCGAGTTCGATGTCATTTCCGATTCTATGGAATTGGATAATGATGAGTTGTCAACGATCAATGAAATCCTAGACACATCAGCTCGTATCAAGAAAAAACAACAATTCATTCGTCGTAAATCACGAATCGCCTTAGCTAAAAAGATGCAGTCACATAGACTAGCATCTAATGATCGCATCAAACAAAGAGCCAAAACACGCGCTCGCAATCTTCTGATCAAACGCCTATACCATGGCCGTTCAAAGTCAGATATCCCACTCGCACAAAGAAAAGCAGTCGACATTAAGCTATCACGCTTAAAGAATACAGTCGATCGTTTGTCACGCAAGTTAATTAGACGTGTCAAACAAGATGACATCCGCAGAAAAACTAATGCAAATACTGGTCAACGTGATACAGGACAAGTTAGTTAATGAAGCACTTTAAAGAATACCTTAAAGAATCGACTGGACATGTAACTTTTACATTCGGTCGTTTCAATCCACCTACAGTAGGTCATGAAAAACTTTTAGACAAGGTTCATGAAGTTGCCAAAGGTGGTGCATATCGTGTGTATGCATCTCATAGTGAGGATCCTAAAAAGAATCCTCTATCATATAACGACAAAATTAAATTCATGCGCAAGATGTTCCCACGTCATGCGCGTTCTATTATTTCCGCAGCTAATATCAAAACTGCATTTGATGCACTAGACACTTTGTACGAACAAGGTTATCGTCAAGTTTCTTTCGTCGTTGGTTCTGACCGAGTTGAAGAGTTTAGTAAGACTCTCAACAAATATAACGGAGAGAAGCGTGCAACAGGATTCTACAATTTTGAGGGCGGCATACAGGTTGTATCTGCTGGTGAACGTGATCCGGACTCTGAAGACGTTAGCGGTATGTCTGCAAGTAAAATGCGAGCAGCAGCCAAGGATAACAACTTTGAACTGTTTGCAAAAGGCTTACCAAGCGGATTTAAAGAAGCGCAAAAACTATTTAATGCAGTGCGCTCAGGAATGGGACTCAAAGAGTCATACAACTTCCGTCAACATATCCAGTTGCCAACACTCAGTAAAGAACGAGAAGAATACATCAATGGAAACCTATTCAAAGTAGGTGATGTCATTGAAGTTAAAGAATCAAAACAGTTGGGTCAAATCAAACGTTTAGGTTCAAATTATGTAATGATTGAAACTTATGAAGGCGATAAGCAACGTAAGTGGTTGAAAGACATTGTGAAAGTTGAAGAAGCATTCATTAATAAACTAATGACTGGTACTTCTATTACAGAATCTAAAAAATCTAAAACTAAAATCAAGTCCTTCAAAGAAGACTTGTCAACATTCGATGGGAAATAAAAATGAGCGAAAGAATTCTTAAACTATTAGAAGCAGAACGTACACTAACTGGACCATTCTATACTGGTGCAACGTTAATTCGCGTTTTCAACGATACAGCTGGTGCAGTATTATTAACAGTTAAAGACGGTGTAACAACAACCGGTTCAGTTACTGTTAAAGCCGGTGAAGTAATTTTCATCCGTAAAAAGGGCGCTGAAACGCTTGAAGCATCAGCAGGCGTAAAGACTGTACCTGTTGGCTTCGGAGATTAAGATGAAGTCGTTTAAGGAAATGACAGAGGCACGATATGTGACTTCTGCTGACTATAAGATTGGTCCATCTGGTCGTAAAGTCCATAAGATGAAGAAAGTCGCTGATGATCCTGTTGACGTCAAAGATGATGACGAAGACGAGAAGAAAGAAATCAAAGAAGGTACTGTACACACTAAGAAATATTCTTGGGGTACAATGAAGCATGTAGAACATGGTCATGACTTCTCTATTCCATTACATCCTGAACACCACCAACCTATTCATTCTTTGAAAGATGGTGAATCACATAAGTTTAAGGATGAAACTAATAAACACTGGAAAGCAACACGTGAAGGTGACAAGGTTCATTTCCATGGTGATGGTCCAGGTAATCGTGGTTATAAGACAACTGTTTCCCATGATTCGTTGAAAGAATCAGTTGAACAAATTGATGAATTGAAAAAATCTACTCTTAGTTCTTACGTTAAAAAAGCATCTGATGATCGTGCTGACACTGGATACCACAGTGGTTATTGGGATCGTGCAAGCGGTGGTTCTAAACCTGAGTACAAATCACAAGCAGAAAAAGAAGATGGTCAAGAAAAACGTAAAGTCGGTATCAATCGTGCACTTAAACGTTTAACTAAAGAAGAGACAGAGCAAGTACAAGAAGCTATAGATAAACAAGATACACGTCTAATGCAATTAGCTCGTTTAGGTTTAGTTGATAAAGATTCTGTATCTCAATTACGTATTGCAATGTCATCTCTTAAAGCTGAGAAGACTTTAACAGTTGCACAACGTACATTACTATTGAATGTGACTGAGGAATTAATTTCCTTGGTAACAGGTGATGACATGGTTTTCAATCGTGTAAAGTTAGATGTTCAAAAAGAATCTAAGGATTCTGATAAAGATGATGTGCCATTTGATGGTCCATATTCTAAGACTCCTGAGAAAGTTAAAGATAAATCCGGTGCTGTACATACACCGCAATCGCGTGTTCGACACTTAGCTCGTATTGCCATTAATGCGCAAAAGAAGAAGGCTAAGTGATTGACATGGAAGCAGAAAGAATAGCTAAATTGGAAATCCAAGTTGAAGGCATTAAGGAAGATGTCAAGGATTTAAAGGCAGATGTTAAAGAGATCCATTCTCGTATCACAACTGGCAATCGAGAGATTGTTGAGAAGATCGAGATTATGGATCAACGTCTAGAACTTAAACTAAATGCATCTGCTAAAGCAGCCAAAGAACAACACCACGAAATTCAAATCGAAATCCAAAACGATATCAAAGATATCAATAAACGCGTTGATGTTCTAGAAAGATGGCGTTGGATGATTGTCGGTGGCGCAATCACAATCGGTTGGTTATTAGGTCACGTCGATTGGTTATCGATGGTCGCAACAAAATTACAATAAAGGGAAATAGAAATGACTTGGGGTATTTTTAAAAGAGATTCTGTTAGTGATACAGTTGAGAAACTACAGAAAGAGGGTTGGGATGACATGCTTAAAGCCGTTAAGGACAAGCAAGGCACTCAACCAAATGGTGGCGCAGGCAAGAAGCAAGGCACTCGTTACGGCGGTGGCAAGCAAAAAGAAGATGAATCTGATAAGCGTAAAGAAAAGAACGAATCAGTTGAACAAGTAACTGAAGCTAAAGAAGGCGACGTTGTAACAATCAACAAGCCTGGTCACCCATTACATGGCTTAAAGGGTCACGTTTTCCATAGCGGTAAAGATCATGCTACTGTAGAATTACATGATAAGCCTAAAGATTACGAATGGCAATCTGCTAAAAACGTTCAAATTAAACATGATGAACTTAAAGTACATGCTAAGAATGAATCTGTTGAAGTTAATGAAGCAAATGAATATAAAGTTTATTCTAATTCACACAACAATCCAGAACACCACACTAAGCATAGCACATTAGACTCTGCTAAAGCAGAACTTGCCAAGCATAAAGGTGGAGCATTGTACCACAATAAAAAGTTGTACAATAAAAAGACTGGCATGTTTGAATCTGTTGAACATATCGATGAAGCAAATGAATATAAAGTTTATTCTAATTCACACAACAATCCAGAGCATCATACTAAACACAGTACTCTAGATTCTGCTAAAGCAGAACTTGCCAAGCATAACGGCGGTGCGTTGTATCATAAGAATAAACTATACAACAAAAAGACTGGTATGTTTGAATCAGTTGAATTAGAACAATTCGATGATGAAGCGTTCTATGATGGTTCAGATATGTTAGGCGAAGCACAAGCTCGTTATAGCTCTTCATACAAATTCACTCACAAACCAGGTGATGAAGAATCAGAAAAGAAATTAGCTGACTTAAAGAAGTCTGTTAAAGGTACTGGTAAGCGTGTTGTTCTACAAGGTCGTTTAGGCAAGAACAACCCTAATGCACACAAGTATTCTAAGTCTGTGCAAGGTACTTCTGCTAGCGCATCATCAGGTGCACATACACATCAACGTATTCAGAAAGCAGATGCTGCACATCATGACGTTTATGTTTATGACAAAGCAGATACAGAATATTCATACGATGAATTGATTAGCGAAGTGTTATCTAAGAATGCAAGCGCTGGTAAATGGATCAGTGATTTTGTTAAATCAGACAATCCAAAGTTTGCTGGTGATTCAGTAGAGAAACGTAAAGAGCGTGCCTTAGCTGCATACTATACTGCACAGAAGAATGAATCGACAGATTACAATTTTTATGCTGAATATATAGAAGAGGCAATCCAACAAGACGTAGTCAAGATGGGTGCTAAAGAAATTAAACATGCAAATATGAAGGATAAACAACAAGATGCAGAAATTATGGAACCTCATTCAGAAGGTGAAGCAGCTTTTCTCGACAAGCACGCAATCAACGTCACAGACGACCCAACCGCAGTTAAGCAAGACTGTGGAGCCGGAAATCAAGCCACAGCGCCAAAAGGTCAAGGAGCAGGTAGCTACGACGGCAACAGCAAGCTCAGCGACAAAGACAAAGCGACAGTCAAAGAAGCCAGCGACTGCAAAAGCGGTACAACAGAAACCGGCGGTAAAGCAGAAACCATCGACACAAAGCCAAAAGAAAAAAGCACCAAGAAAAACAGTGGCTAAATGAAAAATGCAGGGGATTATTCCCCTGCTTTCTATAGGTTATTATGAGCTTTGAAAAACTAAATAGCAGAAACTTTGTATTGTTCGCTGCTAAGAATTATATTAATCCTCAGTGTATGACAACTGAGGAATTTGAAGAGGACTTGCAAAAGTTCAAATATATTAAACGCTTGTTTAATCGTTACGAAACAACCGGTGAATTGAACGAACGTCTGATTTTAAATCACATGATCGTCTTATATAATGTGTTCGGTATTAAAGCAGCCAATCATATGATGTTCCATAAGATTGATAAAGACAATTGGCCATTGCTTAAAACGTTTCTAGTGTATTTGAATTATTTGCCTGAAGATCAATATGTCGAAGTACCGCTAGATCAAAAGGTTGTAGAGGTATTGAGGAAAATTTAAATGGCAATCATACAACGAGCAGTAGACATCTACTATACGTTTAGATTCCTTCGTCAACTAGTTACACCATGGACTGAGACTAAAGCGTATCAGTTAGGTATCGTTGATGCTGATGGAAAGAAGTTACGTTCACCTGTAACTCCAGAGGAAAAGGATTCATATACATTATTCTTTAGATTGGTTTATAATATCAAACGTCTATTGAATAAAATCCCATTGGGTAAAACAAAGTTAGCATCATATGCTGCAGCGCTTTGGTTAATCCATGAAAACACTAACATGAGTCAACACGCTGTGTTAGAAGGTTTCAAAAAATATGTAAAAGATCAAGGTCTAGAATTAGATAATACATTATCTGAGTCAAAGATGTGGATGACTAAAGGCAATCAGTTGTTGCCTGGTAAATATAAGTTAGCTGAACATTGCATGTCTCCAATTACAGGAGAAACAATTGCATTCAAAGGTTCAGTGATTTTAGTAAACGAAATGAGCTGTATGCCACAAGGCAATCTTGACGGTGTGAATGTTTACAAAGTATATCATGTGTCGAGCAAGCAAACAATATACATAACTCCAGAAGACATTTATAGATAAGCCACTATGCAAACACAAGACACACAACTAGACGTTACAATGCTAATTAGCAATATGCTTGCTGAAGCAGACGCTAAGAAACCACCAGTCGGTCAAGGTGGTAGAGATTACGAAGAGCACATCAATGGCATTTTAAAGAAGCATGGTAAAGCAGATAAAGATGCTACTACTGCTGGTTCATCTGCTGATGCACCTGATGCTCAGTTCAATCATGGTGGCAAGAAACATAATCTAGAAATTAAAGCTGACAGCAAAGCCATGTTCGGTCAAATGGAATTGAAACATGACGGCGAACAGTGGGACTTCTCAGAGAAATCAAAGAAGAAATATCCAGAGACACACAAGCAATTAGTTAAATCTGGTTTCTTGAAGAAGATCAACAGTCAATGGAAAAAGCCAACTGGTAAGTATGAAGAAGACCTAAAGATGGGTAATGTCTATCACGATGTTGATAGCGCTGAACCTATTAAGGCGCACTATGGTAAAGATCGCAAGACCGATTATATCCAAATTGGTGGTGGTCATGGTTTCTATCACACAGGCAATGATGCTGCTAAACTAGGTTCTCCAGAATTAGAAGGCAAAACACAACTTCGTGCTCGTATGAAAGCACGTGGTCGTGATAAAGCTGGCAATCGTACATACGGTGCTCTAGTTGTTATGAGCCTTAAGAATGCAGCTAAATCACATCACGATTTAGAAAGCCAAGTTCACAAAGAGTGGATTGATTATATTCTAAATGGTCCACAATTGGTTGAAGCAACTAATGTCGTTACAAAACCTATTGAACCAGGCGATAGTCAGAATCATCACATCATTCATATTACTGTATCTAAGGATGGTAAGCGTCAAGTTCGTAAAGCTACTGTTACTACACATCATGGTGAAGGTCATGCTATTAAGAAAGCATACAAACATTATGAAGATAACGGTTACGAAGTTCATGGTCATAAGGTCATGAAAGAACTTGAGAAAGAAGAATCGAAGATGAAGAAAGAATCAGTGGAAGAAGGCTACAATAACAACCGCACTGGTTTTGCAAAGCGTCGTCGTGAAGATGACGAGTACCATACTCCAGATCCAGTTACTCGTACACACAAGATTGCATTCGATGTATCTAAGGATGGTGGCGAGAAGCACAATCGTACAGTGACTATTAGCAATAGCACTAAGTCTCATGAAGAAGCTAAGGCAACTGCTAAAGCACACCTTGAAAAGCAAGGTTACAAGATTCATGAAGCATCTGATATTTGTGCAGTATGTGGTCAAACACCATGTAATTGCACAACGCTTGATGAAGCTGGTAATAAGCCACTAGAACCACACGTTGGCATGGGCGATTCAAGAACTCCAAGAGAATTGAAAACTCAAATGACTGGTGCAACTGATGACTTCGTTAAGTCTGCTGCTAAAAAGAAACTAGGAATGTTTCATTCTAAAGTTGCACACATGCAAAACAAACTAGCAAAGTCTGAATTGCGCAAGCGTACAAATGAAGAAGTCGAGCAGATCGACGAAGCACATAAAATCGGTGATAAAGTTATCATCACTAAAGGTCCTAAAGATGTGATCGGTAAAACAGGTCATGTTGGCGAGATTCGTCATGGCGCATTTAAAGGTGCAGTTAAGACATATACTATCGATCATGAAGGTGGTTCAGTTCAATTGAAGTCTACACATTTTAAGAAGCATATTTCTGAAGAAGTTGAGCAGATCGACGAAGCGCCAAAAGATCATACTATTGAAGCACACGGCATCAAAGGTACTAAGGGAACTCCTTGGCGCAAGACCTTCAAAAGTCATGATCATCTAAATGATTGGGCTGAGAAGAATGATTCAGTTGAAGTTCATGGTACTCGTGAACTTGAAGGCGCAAAGAAAGATGTTAAAGAAGACACTCTTGTTGAAGGCGCATACGAAAAGGCTGAGGAAAACAAGCGTTCAGCTGAAGCAGCTAAGTCTCAAGCTCGACCATTTGATTACCATATGCATATGGCAGATCATCACGATAACATGTCGCAATGGCATGAATCTAAAGGTCGTCATGCTGAAGCTGCAAGACATGCTGAAAAGTCAGATGAACACCATGAAAAAGCAATGAACGTTAAAGAAGAAGTTGCCGCTAATAATGTTGGTGGTGGTTCAATCGCTGGTACACAAGGTGATGCTGGTAAGAAATCAGTTATGACTAAACCACCAATGAAACGCCAAGAGTTGAAGAAGTTTAGTTTCTTTGTTTCACAGGAGCATGACAAATAATGTTTTTATTATCCTTTCTACCAGATTGGATTTTCTATGCAACATTGATGTTGAGTGTGGTGGCATTAACTACTGCCACATTCCTGAATAAACTACCATTCATTAGCACATATGCTAAACCAGTCCAGATTGGTTCTGCTATTGTGCTTTTGTTTTCTATATACATGTGTGGTGGCATTTCTAATGAAGCATCATGGCAAGAGAAAGTCTTAAAGCAGCAAGCAGAGATTGCATTATTGAAACAAAAAGAAGCTGAAGTTTCTACAAAAGTTGTAACGAAGTATATAGATAAACTTACAGTCGTCAAGGAAACTAATAATGAAATTTCAAAATATGTCAACACGAATGCTGATGCTAAGTGTCAGTTGCCTAATTCTTTCAGCGTGCTCCACGACGCTGCCGCAAAAAACCAGCTTCCCGACCCCACCGGAGCTGTTGATGCGAGAGCCTCAGAAGTTAAACTCTCTGAAGCAACAACAACCATCATCGAAAACTACGGAATCTGCAACCAAAACTCAGAGCAACTAAAAGCTTTGCAGGAATGGGTATCTGAGCAGAAAAAAATTAACCCGTAAAAACCCACCAAAAATAAATACCAACCTGCCTATGTACAACATACAGCGGGTATGGTATAATATACTTTATGAATTTCGGAGTCTTATTATAAATGCACAATATTAATGTTACAAAACGAGACGGTGTATCTGAACCGTTTGATGTGAACAAAATCCATAAGGTACTTGAGTGGGCCACAGAAGGTATCAATGGTGTCTCTATTAGCGAGATTGAACTTAAAGCTAATATCCAAATTACAGAGAAGATGAAGACAGATGACATTCACGAGCTGCTCATCAAGTCTTCAGCAGAATTAATCTCTGAACAAACACCTAACTATCAATACGTTGCTGCTCGTCTTGTTAACTACAAGTTACGCAAGCAAGTTTATGGTGGTTATGAACCATGGTCGTTGAACACAATCGTTATTCAGAACGTAATGCGTGGTGTTTATGATGGCCAAATTTTAAACGAATATGATGAACACGAATTCATGCAGCTTGATAAACATATCAAGCACGATCGTGACAATGAATTCACATATGTCGGTATGGAACAATTCCGCGGTAAGTACTTAGTTCAAGATCGTTCTACTAAGACACCGTATGAAACACCGCAGGTTCTATACATGTTGATTGCGATGAATCTCTTTATGCAATATCCTAAAGAGACTCGCTTAAAGTATGTAAAGGATTACTACGATGCAATTTCTCAGTTCTATATTAGCCTTCCTACCCCAATCATGGCTGGCCTTCGCACTACTACTCGCCAGTTTAGCAGCTGTGTGCTTATCGAGTCAGGTGATTCTTTGGACTCCATCAATGCGACATCGACTTCCATTGTCCGCTACATTTCTAAGAAAGCTGGCATTGGTATCGGTGCTGGTGCAATTCGTGCTATTGGTAGTCGTATCGGTGACGGTTCTATTGTCCACACAGGGCTCATACCCTTTCTAAAGTATTTCCAAGCTGCGGTTAAATCATGTTCACAAGGCGGTGTACGTGGTGGTGCTGCAACAGTTTATCTTCCAGTTTGGCATCTCGAATTCGAAAGCCTTATCGTTCTTAAGAACAATAAAGGTACTGAGGAAAATCGAGTACGTCATATGGATTACTGTTTCCAATTCAATAAGACAATGTATGAACGTCTATTGACTGGTGGAAACATTACTCTATTCTCTCCACACGATGTACCTGATTTGTATGATGCATTCTATGCAGATCAGGACAAGTTTAAGGAACTCTATCTTGCTTATGAAGCAGATGATAGTATCCGTAAGAAATCTATTCCAGCGATCGAAGTGTTCTCACAGTTCTTGACTGAACGTAAAGACACAGGTCGTATCTACCTAATGAACGTTGACCATGCAAATAGCCATGGTGCATTCATACCAGAAGTTGCTCCTATTCGTATGAGCAATCTATGTACTGAAATCGATTTACCAACTACTGAACTTAAATCTGCGGAGGATACCGATGGCGAAATTAGTTTGTGCACTTTGTCTGCCACCAACTGGGGACTTATCAACGAACCAAAAGAATTCGAAAAGTACTGCGACCTCCAAGTCCGAGCACTCGACGAATTACTCGACTACCAATGGTACCCAGTACCAGCAGCAGAACGCGGAACGAAGAATCGCCGCCCTCTTGGCAACGGCATCATCAACCTCGCATACTTCCTTGCAAAGCGCGGATTAAAATATGATGAGTCAGCTTTACCAGTTGTTGATGAATATGCAGAAGCATGGTCATACTATTTGATCAAAGCATCAGTGCAATTGGCTAAAGAAAAAGGCGCATGTCCTTTATGGAAAGAAACCAAGTACTCACTTGGATTAACACCAAATGATACATACAAGAAAGAAGTGGATGAATTAATTCCACATCAAGAACGTATGGATTGGTTCGATCTTCGTCAAGACTTGATCCACTTTGGTATTCGTAACTCTACTCTAATGGCATTGATGCCAGCAGAAACATCTGCACAGATCAGTAACTCAACAAATGGTATCGAACCACCACGAGCATTGGTTTCATTTAAAGGTTCTAAAGACGGAATCATGGCACAAGTTGTACCAGGTTACCATAAGCTTAAGAACAACTATGACTTACTGTGGGATCAAAAATCTCCAGAAGGTTACTTGAAGATTTGTGCTGTGCTTCAGAAGTATATCGATCAAGGTATCTCTGTAAATACATCATACAATCCAGAGAATTATGAAGATCACAAAGTGCCAATGTCAGATATGATCAAGCACTTGGTAATGTTTTATAAGTATGGTGGTAAGCAACTCTATTACTTCAATACTCATGACGGTGCAGGTGAATTGCACGAGAAAGAGTTCAAAGCAATTGAAGATGAGCTTGCACAACCAGTTGATGGTGAAGATGATTGTGAGTCATGCAAGATCTAAAAGAGTTAGCTCTTAGTCGTTATGAAATCTGTAAGGTCTGTCCTAAAAAGACGGACCTTCTTAAAATAGAAAAATGTAAAGCGTGCGGGTGCATCTTATATTTAAAATTAATTGTACCCGCTTTTAAATGTCCACTAGGAAAATGGTAAATGTCATCAGTATTCAAATTAAAAACTAAAAGCCATCTAGAATCACCAATGTTTTTCGGTGAATCAGTGGACATTGCGCGATATGATACGGTACGTTATAGTCAATTCGAAAAGATTACCGACAAACAATTAGGTTTCTTCTGGAGACCAGAGGAAGTTGATCTATCTAAAGATCGTAAAGACTTCCACGATTTGAATGATCATGAACAACACATCTTCACATCAAATCTTAAGCGACAGATCTTGCTTGATTCTGTACAAGGACGTTCACCTAATCTAGCATTTCTTCCAATGGCATCTGTGCCAGAATTAGAAGTGATGGTAGAAACATGGGCATTCTTCGAGACGATTCATTCACGATCATATACACATATTATTAGGAACGTTTATGCTAACCCTTCAATCGTGTTTGACGAAATTAAAAACATTCAGCCAATTCTTGATTGTGCTCATGATATTAGTGTTTACTATGACGAGTTTATTTCTTATTCTCGATATTTCGAATTACTTGGCGTCGGTACTCATACAGTCAATGGGGAAACTATTGTCGTTGATCTTTATGAGTTAAAGAAAAAATTATTCCTATGTTTGATGAGCGTATACATACTTGAAGGTATTCGTTTCTATGTGTCATTCGCATGCTCATGGGCATTTGCTGAACTCAAGAAGATGGAAGGCAACGCTAAGGTAATTAAGTTCATCGCTCGTGATGAGAACACACACTTAGCTGCAAGCACTTCAATCATTAAGCATCTACTGAAAGATGATCAAGATATTGCACGTATCCGTCAAGAGACAGAGAAGCAAGTCGAAGACATGTTTAAAGGTGCTATTGAACAAGAAAAAGAATGGGCAAAATACCTATTCAAAGACGGTTCAATGATCGGTCTAAATGAAAAATTACTTGGCGATTATGTAGAGTGGATTGGTTCTCGTCGTATGCGTGCACTATCATATCACTGTCCATATAGCGTATCACAATCTAATCCATTGCCATGGACTGAGAAGTGGATTGGTGGTGGTAATGTTCAAGTAGCTCCACAAGAAACGGAAATTACATCATACATTACTGGTGGCGTCAAGCAAGACGTATCAGCAGAAACAATGAAAGGACTTTCTTTATGAAGCTTATTGTATACTCAAAAACGGTATGTCCGTATTGTGTACAAGCAAAAAAATTATTAGAATCAAAGGGTATCGAATATGTCGAGATCAACATTGAATCTAATGCTCAAGGGCGAGATCAACTATTAGAACAGGGTTTGCGTTCAGTTCCACAGATTTTTAATGGTGCCGAACTAATTGGTGGTTTCGATAAATTAAAAACATGGATAGAACTAAAAGAACAAACTCTATGACAAAGAAACAAATGGAATGCATCACATGTGGTGCTGAAGCAACCATTGATTATGATGAAGATCAGATCAATGAGGATCCTAATTATTGTCCATTCTGTGGATCATCATATATAGAAGATGAGCTAGATGATAATCTAGACATTCTTAAGAATGGTGGTTACGACGATGACATGGATGCACAATGGTAAGCCTTACGAATTAGGCGAACAAACACACAAAGAGGTATACGGTTTCGTATACCTTATTACTTGTAAACTTACAAACAAAAAGTATGTTGGTAAAAAACTATTTTGGTCTAGTAAGACTAAGCAAGTAAACGGTAAAAAGAAAAAGATCAAGGTCGAATCTGATTGGCAAACATACTTCGGATCAAACAAAGTATTGATCGAGGATGTTGCAAAGAACGGTGAAGACAACTACATACGCGAGATTTTGCACTTGTGTAAAGGTAAAGGCGAATGCAATTACTTAGAAGCGCATGAACAATTTACTCGCAATGTGTTGACTAGCAGTGAATACTACAACGAGTGGATTATGGTTAAAGTCCATCAGGCCCACATTAAAGGTTTACAGCAGACTTAAATTATGGTATAATTACAGTATGATTATCATTGACTACTCCCAAATTTCCATCGCAGCTTTCTATGCTCAGCCACATGCTGAACTCACAGAGGCATTCATGCGCCATCTAATCCTCAACACGATTCGCATGTATGCTAAGAAGCATAAAGCAGAATACGGTCAAATCGTTATCGCTTGTGACGGTGGTAATACATGGCGTAAGCGTGTGTTCCCTCAATACAAAGCTCATCGCAAGAAAGCACGCGAAGAATCTGGCCTTGATTGGAAACTCTTCTTCGAGATTCTTAACACCGTGCGTGACGAGATCCAAGAAAACTTCCCATATAAAGTTATCAAGATTGACGGTGCCGAGGCTGATGACGTGATCGCTACATTGGTAGAGACTACACAAGAGTTTGGCAAGAACGAACCTGTCATGATCATCTCATCTGACGGTGACTTCATTCAATTGCATAAATACAAAAATGTCAAACAGTTCTCACCAACACAGAAGAAAATGGTTGCCGACTCCAACCCTCGTCTCTACCTCTTTGAGCATATTGTTCGTGGTGATAAAGGCGATGGCATTCCTAATATTCTTTCTGCCGATAATTGCCTTGTTGAAGGTGTACGACAAAAGAATATCACGCAAGACAAGTTAGACGCTTGGATCAAGAATGCTGAGAATCTTAAGGATACGATGGATGAGAACACATACCGTAATTTCCAACGTAACCAACAATTGATTGACTTCCGTCATATTCCAAAAGAGATCGTTGAAAGTATTATAAATACATACGAGAACCAAGAGGTTGCACCTCGTGGACGTATTCTAAATTATCTAATCCAAAAACGTTGCAAAATGTTGGTCGATTCAGTTCAAGAGTTTTAATAAATGGCAAAAAAATTATTAGTTAGTGAAGTGTTTGAATTAGTTTCTAAGGCTGATGCACGCAAGGACAAAATTGAAATCCTTCGCAAGCATAATACACTTGAGTTACGTGACATCCTTAAAGGTGCATTCGATGATACTGTTCAGTTCATCTTACCAAAAGGTGTACCACCAATTGAAGAAGACCAAAAGAAACTCTACGATAAAGTACGTCTCGTAACTGAAACTAAAAAGTTTAGATACTTTGTTAAAGGTGGACCAGGTGAACAAGTAAATCCATTGCGCAGAGAAAAGATGTTCATTGACATTTGCTATAGAATCGATAGTAAAGAAGTTGAGTTAGTATGTCACATGAAAGACAAAACACTCGATGGAGTTTACAAAGGTTTAACGAAAAAACTTGTCCAAGAAGCGTTCCCAGGACTCATCGTTAAATAAATAAAAGTATGAAACGCTTTCACACAGCATAACACGGCGGACCAGATCTTAATTGATCGTGGTCCGTTTTTCATTTCCACAGGAGACAAATCACCAAACAAATCTATATCATGTGTTCTTAACAAAAGTTACAATCCAATAGGAGAGAGTATGGTTCCTTCACAATTAGAAAAATTAAAACGCGATTCAAAAGAGCTTGAGTATTGCATAGCTCGAATGAAAAAAGAGGGTCGAAGTGACAAAGTAAGTCAATTCCAAATCAAGAAGGCACAAGTCGATTCGTTCATCGACAAAGCACAAGAATACAAATACCACTGAAAGTAGGTGATCAATATCTCGGCACAGGGAACTTCGGTTCCCTGTGTTCGCTTTAGTACTACATTTACAACATGCAAAAAGTATGGTATAATTCTATCCATGCTGATCTATACTAATCAAACAACTCGCAAAAAGAAGCGTAAACCAACTGCTAAGCAACGTGAACTTGCTGCATCATGGGACGCTCTCATCAAAAAGTATGAACCTAAGAAGGCACTGAAAGCAGTAGCACCTAAGGTCATTACATCAAAGCAGTATGTACGTGAGACACCTCACTATCCATCACTCAATAGCGGTTATCATGACACCGCAAAGAAACCACAGCAACAGTACACTGGCACCAAAATGATTGGTATCGGCACACTGCACAAATCTAATGCAGTGCCAGTTTTTAGCGAAGACGATGCTAAAGAAATCTCGCGCATGCGTCGCGGTTAATCTCCAGATTTTTTCCAAGGTGAAATAGCGCGGGGGGCACCCCGGGCCCCCTAACGCACCCCAAGTCACGGGGCCCCTTTTTTAGTACTTTTGACTTAATGTACAACATGTAAAAAGTGTGGTATAATAAATCCATAAATTGAAAGAGCTAACATGGTAATTAGAGCAAAACAGATCGCTGAAGAACTTGTCATTGACCTCACTGGTCCAGATGGTAATGCATACGCCTTGATGGGATATGCGCAACGTTTTGCTCGTCAACTCAATCTTGATGGTAAAGCAATTATCGCTGAAATGATGAGCGGTGATTATGAGAACTTGTTGGAAGTGTTCGACAAGCATTTTGGTGATTTTGTGATATTGGAACGATAATGACAATTCGATGGATTGAGAACGTCGCTTGGGACGATGTTAAGAATGGTTGGCATTCTGACATGGGTGAGAATGCTATGCTGATCCAAATCATGGATCCTCCAGGCAATTTCCCAACTCCTAAAAAGCAATTCAAAGAAGTTCATCAGTTTGACTTCCTTGACATTGAAGATAACGATGTTAGGATGGATCCAAACATTGGTGAATTTGCAATTAATGAAGAACAAGCTGCAGAACTAGTTCGTTTGCTGCAACACGCAATGGACAATTCAATGAACGTATTGGTTCATTGCTATGCAGGTATCTGCCGAAGCGGTGCAGTTTGTGAAGTTGGTACATTGTTAGGTTTTACAGCGACAGATCGCTATCGTCAACCTAACCTTCGAGTAAAGCACATGATGATGCGCAAACTCGGAATGTATTATGACGAGAATGAGGAGTCTAAAGGCACTGGTGGAAGTATCAGTGCTGGTGGAATTCTCATTTCATATAAGGATGAATATTGATGTTGTTAAGTGAATTACAAGAATACGTGCAAACATCTGACCTAGTGTCCATGAAGGACGTAGGCAATGGTTTACGAGTGTTGAAGTACAAGCGTAAGGTGTTTTACGATGGTTTGTGGAATGAGCATCTTGAAGAATGTCGTGGCTTAATTGTTGATGAAGAATTCAACATTGTGAGTTATCCATTCACAAAGATCTACAACTACGGTATAGAAAAGAATGCACCAACAATTGCACCAGATGAAATGGTTCAAGCAATGCGTAAAGTGAATGGCTTTATGGTTGCTGTGACTTGGTACAAAGGTGATATTCTTGTGTCAACTACAGGTTCTATTGATTCTGACTATGTGAAGATGGCTCGTGAATTGATCGAACCACATATTGATCGATATCGCGAAACATGTTCTGACAATCCACGTTATACTTTCATGTTTGAATGTGTGCATCGTAATGATCCACATATCATTCCAGAAAAAGAAGGTATGTACTTCCTAGGTGCTCGCATCAAGGAATTGGGTTCTCATATCATGACTAGCTTCTTCTTGCCATCAGAATTCAATGCTGAACACGTTGAATCGATGTGGGCACCAATGGAATATGTAAAGATCATCGCTAAGCATGTTAAGCATGAAGGCTTTGTGATTTATGCTCCAGGTAATGTTGCAACAAAGATCAAGTCACCATATTACTTGGTGAAGAAGTTTGTTGCACGCAATCCACGCACAGACAAGTTGATGCGACCAGACATCAAGAACAATTTAGATGAAGAATATTATCCATTGATCGATGCTATCCAAGCAAATATTGAAGAATACACTGCTATGGATGAACAAGTACGGTTGCAATGGGTACGAGAATTTTTGGAGAAATAAATGGCAGATTTTATTACAAGTGACATCCACTTTGGTCATAAGAACATTATGACATTTTGTCCAGTGACACGTGCACGATTTAAGAACGACGTCGAATTCATGAATGCTGAAATCATTCGTGAATGGAATCAGATCGTAACTCCGCACGACCACACATACATCTTAGGTGATGTGGCATTTTGTGCAACACCACGAGCAGTTAATTTCTTAAACCAAATGAACGGTACTAAGACATTAGTTGTTGGTAACCATGACACAAAATTAATCAAGGATCAAGCATTCGTTGACTGTTTTGTTGAAGTTACACCTTATAAGTCTATCACTATTGATGGAACTAAAGTTGTGATGTTCCATTATCCTATTGCAGAATGGGACCAAATGCATCGTGGTGCTGTACACTTCCATGGTCACTTACACGGTGGCAAGAGTGGATTAGAAGGTTCACGTGCATTAGACGTTGGCATGGATGCAACCGGTGTAGTAGTTTCAAGAGTTGATGCATTAGTCCAATTCGCATTACGCGGTGTGATTCGTAGTCATCATCAAAAGGGTGAATAATATGAAAATGATTTTAGTACGAGGTTTACCAGGTTCTGGTAAGTCTACAATTGCAAAGAACTTGATCGGTTGGTATTGGCATTTGGAAACAGATCAATTCTGGATGAAGGATGGTGAATACAAGTTTGATGCCGCTAAGTTGGGTGAAGCTCATAAGTGGTGTCAAGATGAAACTCGCAATCTGATGAATCGAGGTTTTAGTCCTGTAGTGTCTAACACATTCACTACACGCAAAGAACTACAACCTTATTTTGATATTGCTAAAGAGTTTCATATTGTGCCACAAGTGATTTTGTGTCAAGCCCAATACGGCAATATCCATAATGTGCCAGAGGAAACTCTGAAGCGTATGGCTGCCCGCTTTGAATATGACATCTCGGACATGTACAGCATGTAAAAAGTGTGGTATAATAATCCTATGATTAATACACTACTGAACGAACTGGCTGCGGACAATTCCCGCAATTTCAAAATTGACTTCCTTAAGAAGCATCAAAGTAATGAGATCCTAAAGCAAGTTGTATTTCTTGCTTTGGATCCATTCACACAGTTTTACATTCGTAAAATTCCTAAATACACACCTAACACAAGCGATCATGCAGCATCTCTGAAATCGATGTTGGGTTCGCTTAATGATCTGTCGTCACGTTCTGTGACTGGCAACGCAGCAATTGATCGTCTTACTGCTATCCTTGAAGCAGTAGGCGCTGAAGACGCTAAGGTAATTGAACGTATTATTGCAAAGGATTTGAAATGTGGAGTAGCAGCATCAACCGCAAACGCAGTGTGGACTGGCTTGGTGAGCGAATATCCATGCATGTTGTGCAGCCAATTCGACGAGAAGCTGGTAAACAAGATCAAGTTTCCAGCAAGCGTTCAACTGAAAATGGACGGAATGCGATTCAACGCTATCGTCAAGGATGGTAAAGTAGAATTCCGTTCACGCAATGGTAAAGAAATCCAGTTGCTTGGAAATCTCGAACAAGAATTCCTGAAATTGGCAGGTAATTCAAACTGTGTATTCGATGGTGAACTGGTCGTGAATGATAAAGGTGTATTGCTTGATCGTCAAACTGGTAACGGTATTTTGAATAAAGCTGTTAAAGGTACTATCAGCGATCTTGAAGCACACAAAGTTCATGCAACCATTTGGGACATTATCCAATATAAAGACTTCATTGCCGGCAAGAGTGATGTGCGTTATGATGTACGTTTTGCTGTATTGAATGATATGGGTATGCCAAAGAAAATCTCTATCGTAGAGAATACAACAGTTGGCAGTTATGAAGAAGCCAAAGTCATCTTTGAAAAGTATCTGAGCGAAGGTCAAGAAGGTATTATTCTAAAAGACTTCAGCGGCGTATGGGAAGACAAACGTTCCAAGACACAAATCAAATTTAAAGGTGAACTTGAATGCGACATGAAAATTGTTGGTATTCAAGAAGGCACTGGCAAATATAAAGGCAAAGTTGGTGCATATCTTGTTGAGTCATCTGACGGTGTCATTAAGGTTGCTGTTGGTTCAGGATTTAAAGATGATCAACGCGAGATTGACATGTCTGTAATTGGCAAGATCGCTGCATTGAAATACAACACACGTATTAAAAATAAACAAGGTGAAGAATCATTATTCTTGCCTATTATTTTAGAGATTCGCGAAGATAAGACTGAAGCTGATAGCTCAAAGGATATTAAGTGAAACCATATCTACACGGAAGAATTCATGCCAAAAAATATGGTGGAAAACCAGAAGACTATGCCGACATCGATGACTTTATCGATTCATCCAAGCAGGCAGTCCCAGACGTTCGTCATCGGGCCATATTGCACTCAGCTTTTGGATGCTTTATTGTTGAACGGATGTTCGGTCGTACGAGATTTAACTCCGACGGAAAAGAGTATAGTCCACGTGACGTCGCGGAGGACCACATCCTCCAAGACCTCGGTTTCATTCCAACAATGGAACATTACTTAAACAATATGACAGTTCAGCCATGGATGTCGGGTACTGAGAAGAAGAACGTTCGTACTGAACGCAAACATATTAAACTTGAGGATTGATTATGAGTAAATTGACACGTATTGAAGCACCAATCAAAGGTGCATTGGATAATGAAGTTAAAGTTGGTGACACCGTAATGGTTGTTACTACTGGTTGGGGTAACACACGATGCAAACGTGGAAAATATCTTGGCTATGTCGAAGGTAAAGGTTACTACAAACAACGAGCACAAGTTGAAGTACAAGAAACTTCTTATGTTCGATATTGGAATGACGGCACAAAATTTATGTATGGCGGTGATCGTGAACGCGCGATGTATACCGATCTTAAACGAGATTATTACAAAATTTTGGCAGAAGAAACTACTGTTCGTCAAGAACCTTACGCACGTATCACAACTTTAAACCTTAACCGCATTGCAACTCTGAAAGACTAAAATGAGCAACACACTACAAACTGAATTTGATAAACTAATCGCTGATCAAGCAGAATTGCGCAAGCAATTCCAAGATAAAGCACAAGGACTTTTCAAGAATATCACGAAAGAATTCTTTGAGAAAAACCCAGGTGTCACAGCATTTGTATGGACACAGTATACACCTTACTTCAACGATGGTGATACGTGTGAATTCGGAGTGAATGAAGTCGTATTCACTAATGCGCCTGATCCAGAAAATATTCAATGGGAAGAATATGATGGTGATGAGGAAGGTGTATGGGCTGCAACCAATATCAAGTATGTTTTAGAATCAGATCGTGACTACTACAAAGAAGATGCTGACAAGATTCGTGCTGCAGGTGGTGTGGATACAGAATCATGCGAACTAATGTCAGATGCGATTGGCTCTCATGAAATGTCAGACGTAATGTTGGCTATGTTCGGAGATCACGTTAAGATCATTGCCACTCGCAAAGGTTTTGATGTAGAAGACTACAGTCACGATTAATTAGAACTTTTGACTTAATGTACAACATGTTAAGTTTGTGGTATAATAAATCCATGAATTTAACAGAGCATCTAAAGTCAAGACACTTAGACCTTCAACTTCACCGACCTATGTTGGACGAAGTTGAAGGTCTTGCTACGTTCTATCTCTACAATCTCTCAGGTCAACTGGTTGGCTATCAGCAGTATCGACCAACTGGTGAGAAGAAACCTAACAACAATCCAAAGTTAGGCAAATATTTCACGTATAAGAAACAACCTACGCTTGCTGTGTGGGGAGTTGAATCATTACACCTTACACCAAACGTTGTGTTTGTCACTGAAGGTGTCTTTGATGCTGCACGTTTGACTGAGTTAGGTGTATCAGCACTTGCTGTTTTATCAAATAATCCATCAGCAGATTTGCGTAATTGGTTAACATGCCTAAACCGTTTAGTGGTTGTTGTGGCAGACAATGATGCTGCAGGGAAGCGCTTGGCGAAGTTTGGAGACGTTGCAGTGTATACCGATGAGAAAGACTTAGGAGATTCATCTGAAGAATTTGTTAAAAATTTAGTAAAAACCTATGTACAACGAACAAAAACCGTGGTATAATTAATCTGTGGATGATATATAATATAGTCAACACTATCTAAGGAGTTTAGAACATGACAAAGCAAGGTATCTTCATTGGCCGTTTTCAGCCAATTCATCAAGGCCATATCCATGCAATTGGAATAGCGGCATCACAAGTAGACATGCTCTACATCTTAGTCGGTTCAGCGAATGCATGCCGATCAATCAAAAACCCATGGACTTATACAGAACGAAAAGCAATGATCCGTTCAAAGTTGTGGGCTAATAAAATCCATAACGTAGAAATCATTCCAATCAATGATCATCCATATAGTGATAGTCAATGGATTGCTGACGTTCGAGCAACAGTGGAACATCTAGAAATCGATGAACCTATTTTGTTCGGTCACATGAAAGAAGGCAATAACTATCTAAATTGGTTCCCTGATTGGAAGTTCAAGAATATCGAAGCAACGTATAATATCAACGCGACAGCGATTCGTAAACGTATGTTCGAAACTGAAGATAGCGAAATGCCATCGACAGTATTGGATGACTATAAGTACTACCAAAAAGAAAATGCACTCTTCGCAAATTACCCATTCCCAGAAACCCTTAACTTCAACTGCAGCGATGCGGTCCTCGAATGTCAAGGACACGTGCTTCTCATTAAACGAAAGTTTGCGCCAGGGGCAGGAACTTGGGCTTTACCTGGTGGGTTCAGGAACAGGCAAGAGTCTTTTCTCGATTGCGCGATACGAGAATTGCAAGAAGAAACAAACGTGCGGGTGCCTGAAAAGGTTATGCGAGGATCGATCGTAAAAACAGAATTGTTCGATGATCCAAAACGTTCTTTTGGTATTCCTCGAAATTCTTTGGCAGTCTACATGCGTATCAACCCTGATCCAGATGGTAAACTTCCTCGAGCAAACGGCGCAGATGATGCTGCTGAATGCAAGTGGATCCCATTAACTGACGCATTAAATCGAATTGAGTTGTATGACGATCACAAAGCCATCATCTCAAAAGTAACAGGTGTTATGCCAATGCCTGCATTTGTAACATTAAAGTAAGGAGCTTACTATGAAACTCGCTAAAAACATTCTCTTGAACACTGACAGCTATAAAGCATCGATGTTCAAACAATATCCAGTCGGAACAACTGGAGTTTACAGTTATATCGAATCTCGTGGCGGTGATTATGACACCACTTTGTTTTTCGGTTTACAAGCATTCATTAAGGAGTATCTGCTTGAACCAATCACTCAAACCGACATTGATGTTGCAGGTGAGATTCTTGAAGCCCACGGCGAACCATTTAATCGTGAGGGGTGGGAATACATCCTTAGTGAGCACGGGGGCTTCCTTCCCTTGGTTATTCGTGCTGTACCTGAAGGCACTGTGGTCCCTGTCAAAAATGTTTTGGCTACAATCGAAAACACTGACCCGAAATGTTTCTGGTTAACAACCTATCTCGAAACTGCATTGCTTCGCGCAGTGTGGTATCCTACAACAGTAGCAACACAAAGCAAGTCAATTAAAAATTGCATTGCTGGATTTTTAGAAAGAACAGGCGATATCAATGGTATTGGATTTAAGCTTCATGATTTTGGTGCTCGTGGGGTATCTAGCCTCGAATCTGCTGGACTCGGAGGAGCCGCGCACTTGGTCAACTTTATGGGCACAGATACTATTAGTGGTCTGCTTGCTGCTAAATCTTACTATGGAGCTGGCATCGCAGGATTCTCCATCCCAGCAGCAGAACACAGTACAATCACCTCGTGGGGACGAGACAAAGAAGTCGAAGCCTACCGAAACATGCTGCAACAGTTTGGACGTACCGGCACCATCCTCGCAGTGGTAAGTGATAGCTATGACGTATTCAACGCAGCTGAAAAGCTTTGGGGAGAAGAACTCAAAGACGAGATTATCAAATCTGGTGCAACTGTGGTTATCCGTCCCGACTCTGGTGATCCTGAGGCCGTATGCGTCCGATTGGTCCAAATCCTCGCTAAGAAATTTGGATACACAACAAACGACAAAGGCTTCAAGGTTCTGAACAATGTGCGACTCATTCAAGGAGATGGTGTAAATGAACGCGTTATCCGTAATATTCTCGGTCACTTTAGCGTTCTTGGCTTCTCAGCTGACAACATCGCTTTCGGTATGGGAGGAGCACTGTTGCAAGGTATCAATCGCGATACACAAAAGTTTGCAATGAAGTGTTCAGCTGTTCGAGTTGACTACGAATGGCGTGATGTTCAGAAAGATCCTATCACTGATAGCGGCAAGAAGTCAAAGGCTGGTCGTGTAACACTCTGGAAATCAGGCGGTGAATATGCCTCAGGCATCAAGCCACCAGTTGGATGGACTGATAAAGGTTATGGTGGTTGGTCAGAAGCACTGGTAACAGTGTATCGCGATGGTCAACTCATCAGTGAATATACCTTCGATGAAGTACGGGCAAACAGTAACGCCTAAGTACTACAAAATAAGCGGTTTACAGCCGCTTATTTTTATGGTATAATAGATGTATAAATTAAATGATGTAAGGTTTTGAAATGTCACACTTCTTTCGTAATGGAAATCAATTTCGCGTAGCAGACAATAATGCTATCAATTTGCATGATCATTTGCCTGCTGGCAACTATATCGTGAAACAAGATCCATTCAAGAATTTTTACTTGGAAATGATTGAGGACTTTAAGCAAGTTCCTAAATTGTATGGCGATACTACACGAAATAGTGCACGTATTATCAATACGTTTATGGATCGACCAATTTCAACTGGCGTTCTATTGAACGGTGAAAAGGGTTCAGGCAAATCTCTATTGGCAAAGACATTGTCAATTGATTGCCATGCTATGGGCATTCCAACGATTGTGATTAACCAACCTTGGGCTGGTGATGACTTCAACAAATTGATCCAAGACATTGATCAACCTGCTGTGATTCTGTTTGACGAATTCGAGAAAGTGTATGATCGCGAAACTCAAGAACATGTGCTGACACTTTTGGATGGTGTATTCCCAACTAAGAAGTTGTTTGTGTTGACATGTAATGATAAGTATCGCATCGACTCACATATGCGCAATCGTCCTGGTCGTATCTTCTATATGTTGGACTTCAAGGGTTTAGATGTGACATTCATTCGTGAATACTGCATGGACAATCTGAAGGACACTTCTAAGATTGACAAGTTGATCACAATCACAATGCTGTTCGATCAGTTTAACTTTGACATGTTGAAGGCTGTTGTAGAGGAAATGAACCGTTATGGTGATACACCTCAAGAAGCAATGAAGATGTTGAACGCTAAGCCCGAATTCGGTGGTGAAGTTCGTCACTCAGTGTTGCTGACATACAAAGGTTCTGTGGTTACACGTAACATTCAGAAAGAATGGAATGGCAATCCAATGATTGCAGAACGCATTCGCTTCGACTTCGATCCTAATCCACCAAAGAAGGAACAAAAGACGAAAGATTCGCTCGATGAAATCTTTGCAGATGAAGATGAGTGGATCACAGTGTACTTCACATCATCAGATTTGATTCAAGTTCTGCCACAAGAAGGTTCATACACATTTGTGAATGGTGAATCTAAGTTGGTGTTGACTCGTCTCAAAGAGAAGTTCTTCCACTGGGATGCTATCTGATGAACGACCAAGAAATCTTGGATTTTGTACAGGGAATGGAGGAACACTTCGGTGAACTTCCAAACCCTGAACATGAACCTCGACGATTTGAATATTGCATTAGAATGTACAAATATTATTTGAGCAGAACAGATGAACGAGCTACTACAACCGACAATTAATTGGATCAAAGATGATTGGAAAAGTCATAAACTTCGTTTTTGTCTTGAGAGCATTGCTTGGGTTCTGTCTGTTGGTTGTGCTCTCATTATGGCACTCACCGTTCCAAATCCACCTCTCAAACTTCTTTACATCCCTTGGGTTACCAGCACTCTTCTATATGCTGGGTGTGCTTATAGTCGTCGTTCCTTTGGTATGTTGGGTAATTATTTCCTTCTCTTCATCATCGACTTCATCGCACTAAGTAAAATGTGGCTATGACACCTACTACACTTAACACACGGCATTTCACAATACCAGTACCTACACCGCAAGTACAATCATTTCAATTCCCTAAACCGTTATCATATAATTTTAGAGTGATGGAAACGACAAAGAATGGAAAAGTTGTTGCAGTCAATTTACAAGTACAACGAATTGAACATGATGAATATGGTGCACCAGTGACTCATTACCCTTGGGAAAATGTGCCACGCATTCAACAAGAAGAAGCATGATGGATAAATTTACAGTTGGTGAAAAGGGTCGTATCGCCGCAACTAAGGCCCACATCAAGCAATTAGTTGTTAGTTCAATTAATGATCCGATGATTCCAAATGAGATTGCTGCATTGTTAATGCAATCATGTGTTGTTTCAGGTGGTATCACTGCATCTGTGTTAAACAATGAAAGCATCAATGACATAGATTTGTATTTCAAATCACGTGCAGCGATGGACAAATTTAAAGAATTGATGACTCCACGTGTCATTAAGAGTATTGTCAAAGATGTAGATCCAACATATATGAATGGTACCGTGGCAGGTAAAATGGTCACATCTAATGCATATACACTGCTCAATGATTTGCAAGTGATTATTCTTGACACATCAGAGGCTGTTAGATATTTTGACTTCATTCATTGTCAACCATATTTTGATATTTCGAATGACAAATACTACATTTCGAAACGACAATACGAATGTATCACCTCTAAGAAGTTGGTATATAACCCAAATCGTCTTTTAAAAGATACACCTAAACGAATCGAAAAATTTAAGGCACGCGGATGGACAGCATGAAAATTTTGGCAGAATGTCTAATGTTAGTTCTAAAATATATTCTAATCATCGGTGGCTTGATTTTTTGGTTCTTTGTTGCAGTTGGCCTTTATGTTAACAATGAAGAAAAGGTTTATGACTGTAGTTTAGCAGAAATTTCACCTGACTTTCCATTAGAAGTTAAAGATGCTTGTAGGAGAATGAAACTTGTCGAACGTAGAACAGAAACTTAAACATAGCGAACGTATCCATCAAAAAGAAACTAAGCTAGAACGTAAAGTGAAACTTGCTAAGGAATATGGTTTAGATCATATTGCTAAGAATCCCCACAGATACCATAAAGCATCTGTGTTTAATTGTGGTAATGCTAATTGTGTTATGTGCATGAATCCACGCAAAGCATTTGATGAAAAGACAATGCAAGAACGAAGGTTTGAACAAAAGGAATTACATGATATCGATACAGATTATTCTATTGCTATTAGCGACACATTGGATCGCTGATTTTATTCTTCAGAGCGATTACTTTGCCAAGAATAAAAGTTCTGACAATACAATTTTAGGATTGCATGTATTAACATACATCATTCCATTTGCATTGTTAGGCTTCATTATTCCAATCACACCAGAATGGTTGCTTGTAAACTTTATTGCACACTACATTACAGATTACAACACATCACGTCTTACTAAGAAATTGTGGGAACTTAAAGAAGTTCATTGGTTCTTTGTAGTTATTGGCTTAGATCAACTCGCACACTATGCAGTGTTATTCTCAACTTACTGTTGGTTGGTACTATGATGGATTCAGAATTTATTAAACTAGATTTGCTTGCAGCAGAATTACAAACAGAGATCAATAATCTCTATCGTCGTGTTGCAGAAGTAGAGCGAGAAAACAAAATGCTTACAGATGAATGTAATGCATTACGAGATCAGAATAGAAGTCTCGAAGCACAGGTGTACAGCGGGAAAACATTTTGATATAATAGATCTATGGAAAAACTTACATTATACCTCGATATGGACGGAGTGCTATCTCACTTTGAGAAGGCATTCCGCGTTTACAACCCTGAATACAAGTGGGATCGCAAAGTATTTCATCAGGCGATCTTAGAAGGCAAGATCTTCGAGACACTTGAATGGATGCCAAACGGCGAACGTTTCATCGAAGAAATCCGTAAGATTGAACAAGACTATGTTGTACACATCGAGATGCTGACTTCATGTGGCACATCAGACAAAGTTATCAATCCTGAAGTTGCACGTCAGAAGACACAATGGTTAGCTGATCATGGTATTACATGGAAACCAAACTTCGTTTCTAATAAACTTGAAAAGTCTACATATGCAACACCTCATCGTATTTTAATCGATGATCATGCAGGTTGTACTGGTCCTTTTGTTGAAAAAGGTGGAGTTGCATTCCAACATCTTGATTCAGATTATATGGCAACTATTCAAAAGTTGCGTTGGTTCCTTGACGAATATCATAACGACAGACTATGAACATTTTTTGGCTCGACCCTAATCCCGTAGTAAATGCTCAAATGCACCACGATAAACACGTGGTTAAAATGATTTTAGAATATGCCCAATTACTCTCTACCGCTCATCGTATTATTGACGGTACTGAATGCGTACGTCTCAGCAAAACTGGTAGAAAACAGAAAGCTTGGTGTTTGGAAGATCATCGTGATTCAGTGCTGTATGCTGCTACTCACATCAACCATCCTTCAGCGGTATGGGCTAGAGCCGACTATCATAACTACACCCGCCTTTATGAACTTTTTGTAGCCACATGTGACGAATATACACATCGCTATGGCAAAGTCCATATGACTGATACAAAGCTTCGTAAACTTCTGGCAACACCACCTAATTTTAAAATTGATCATCGAACTCGAGTGTTGACTGATCCAACACCAGCAATGCCAGATGAATGCAAAGTTCCTGGTAATGTGGTTGGATCATACCGCAAATACTATATAGATAAAAAAGCCGATATGGCAAAATGGACTAACCGCGAACCACCAGAATGGTTCCTTAAAGGTGTTAAGGAGAAAGATGCCTACGTACAGTTACAAGTGCAAGAAGTGCGATCACTATTTCGAAAAGATCCTAAACATGTCAGCACGAGACGAGCCAGTCGCTCAACCGTGTCCAGAGTGTGAAGGTGAAATTTATAGAACATTCGAAACTGGTGGACTTGTCTCAGATAGCAAATCAATGCATCGAAGAGCAGGTTCAGATTTTAATGATAGAATGAAGCAAATTAAAAAAGGCTCTGGCCGATCAAACACGATTAAGACGATCTAATGTCAAAACAAAATAACAACACTCTTCCAATTGAAACTGCAACTAAGAAGTTGCCTCGTCTTAAGATTGAACACCTAAAGCGTGTCGATCCATTAACTGATAATCAGTCTAAGGCATTTCATTCATATCACAAAGATCGTAACATGATTTTATCTGGTGCTGCAGGTACTGGTAAAACATTCTTGTCGATGTATCTTGCATTGCGTGAAGTTTTAGAGAATAAAAGCCCTTATAAAAAGGTCGTAATTGTACGATCAATTGTTCCAACACGAGATATTGGTTTCTTACCTGGTGATGAGCAAGAGAAGAAGGAAGTCTACATGCTTCCATATATCGACATCTGTACAGAATTATTTGGCGAGAAGAATGCCTTCGAACGATTGTTCGATAATGGTCAAATTGAATTCCTAACTACATCATTCATTCGTGGTACTACATTAAATAATTGTGTTATCATTCTTGATGAAATGCAAAACTGTGTATTTAGAGAACTTGACACAGTGATCACACGTGTTGGTGGTAATGCACGATTCATTATGTGTGGTGACTATTACCAATCAGACTTCGATAAAGATAAGGACAAGCAAGGTATTGTCAACTTTATGAAGATCGTTAATTCGATGAACTCATTCGATCACATTGAATTCAAATGGCCTGACATTGTTCGTTCAGACTTTGTTCGGGATTATATCGTAACTAAGGAAACTTTGAAAATTACATCATGAGTAGCAATCGCGAGCGTGCACTATTAGACGCTAATAAAAAACGCAAGAGCAAACGAAAAGATTATAGTAATGATGAAGCAAATCGTCATTACGAACGAAAAATTCGAAAGAGTTTTGAGAAAGATAAATTTGACAAATACAGAAAATATGACGAAGAAAGTTTTTGAACATCTTGCCATTGATCTTGGTTATGAAGATCTTATGACTGAGAGCGGAGAAAATGGTCGTCGTTATGTTACACCTACTGGTATCAAATATCCATCAATCACAACAGTGCTTGGTCATTTTGGCAAGCAAGCTATCTTAAATTGGCGTAAAGCAGTTGGAGAAGACGAAGCAAATCGTGTTTCTAGACATGCAGCAAGTCGAGGTACTTCACTACATTCTATATGTGAAAATTACATCGATAACAAGGAAGATTATTTTGGTAACGCGATGCCGCATGTGCGGGGAATGTTCAACTCAATCAAACCAGTCCTGGATGGACGAATTGGTAGAGTTTATATGCAAGAAGTGCCGCTCTACTCTGACCACCTCAGGTTGGCAGGTCGGGTGGACCTCATTGCAGAATTCGATGGAGTCCCATCAATCATCGACTTCAAAACGTCCAGTAGAGTCAAAGAAGCAAAAGACATTAAAGACTACTTCGAACAAGAATCAGGTTATGCCATCATGTTCGAAGAGAGAATCAAGAAACCAATTGTGAATCTTGTCACAATCATGGCTGTTGAAAATAGTAGTACACCGTTGGTGTTTAAAGAGCATCGTGATAATCACATAGAAGATCTAATATATAAAATCAGACTCTATGAAAAAGAAAAGGGAATTCGGTATGAGTAATCCAATAACACCATCAGTTAGCACACAGAAGGTATTCGTAAATAAACCTGTTGCATCATTGCATACATTTTATTTGAGCGGTACTATTGAAAGTCCAGAGGAATACATTACATGGTTTGAAATCATGCGTAATGCTGGAGAGAATGACATCATTCAGATTAATATCAATTCTCCAGGTGGTGATCTATTCACTGCAATCCAATTTCTTCGTGCAATCGCAGATACACCAGCTCATGTGATTTGTTCAGTTGAAGGTGCATGTATGTCAGCAGCAACGATGATCTTCTTGACAGCTGATACATTCGAGGTTAGCGAACACTCAATGTTTATGTTCCACAATTATTCAAGCGCAACGTTTGGTAAAGGTGGTGAGATGTATGACAACATCATCCATGAACGCAAGTGGTCAGAACACTTACTTCGTCGCATCTATGCTGACTTCTTGAATGAAGACGAGATCGCATCTCTATTGGCCAACAAAGATATTTGGATGGACGGTGAAGAAGTACTCAAGCGCTTGAAGCTTCGTCATGACAAGTTTGAGAAAGCCGCAAAGATTGCTGAAAAAGATGCAAAGAAAAAAGTTAGTACTAAAGTACCAACAAAGAAAGTTGCACCAGCAAAGAAACCAGCAGCTAAGAAAGCACCAGCGAAAAAAGCTGCATAAAAGCATGTACAGCATGTAAAAAGTGTGGTACAATACTTACATGAACGACACATTAAGTATTGCCTCACTGTTGCTAGGGTTGTGGTCAGGTCCGGTAGTTTCGGCTACCGGATATGGCGAATATAACTTTGGCCCAGAAACTAGCGAGAATGTTGCATGCGAACGAGCAGAGCAACGTGCTAAACTTGACGCAGTACGTAGTGTCATTGGCGAAAACCTATTCGCTCAAGAATTTTCACAATGTCGAACATCCAAAGATGAATTAGTTTGTGCACATGATCAGTCAGTGTATTCAACAACTGATTCATTCATTCGTAGTGTCAAACGAGTCAAAAAATACGTAGATCAACACTCATATAGCAAGACTTGCTCTGTTGAAGTCAAGGTTGCTGTGTCCGCTGATAAGCCACGTGTTGATGCGTTTGTTGAAGGTCGTTTTCTTTATAAGCATGGTGATAACATGATCTATCGCGTAAAGACTAATGAACCAACAAAGGTATTTGTATTTCACACTGAAGGTAATAAAGCCACTATGATGTGGCCAGCATATTACGGTGTAAACAATAAAGTTGCCAATGAGTTGATTTTCCCAACTCAAGGGTACAAAATTACAGCTCTCGCATCTAAGGCTAAATTGCCTGAGAGCTTGATATTCGTATTCACGAATGAAGACATGAATTTCATGCGTGATTATGATGTTGACGATCTTAACAACAAACTGTTGAGTATGAAGATCACTGAACGACGTATTATTCGTCGTAATTTAATCATTGAACAATGAGGACTATATTATGAAAAAAGTTTTGGCAATTGCCTTGGTTGGTGCATTCTTGACAGGTTGTGGTACAACTTCTTTGGTGGATAAGAAAGCTGATTGGGTTCAAGGATCCGACAAAGTTGATTTGTCTATGGCACCTGAATGGTTCACTATGCATTTGGCAAATGATAACTCACACATCTTTGCAACTGCAACTGAGTACTCAGCTGACTACCAATTTGCTATCGATAAGGCAATGCTTGCTGCTAAGGCACAGCTTGCATCTCAGGTTCAAAACCGTATCAACATGGAAACCGAGACATACATCGCCGAAGAAGGCAACGGCACTGATATCGATGATGTTGAACGTAACACAAAACGTGTGACTAAAGGCATTGTTGATAGTACTCTGATCGTTGGTTTCAAACGTGATAAGATCGAAGTTCGTCGTGAAGGTCGTGGATACCGTGTATTTGTTCGATTGGTCTATGACTACACTGATAACAATAAACTCGTTCAACAAGCACAACGTATTGAAAAGCGTAAAGAAAAGAACGAGTTGAAAAAGATCGAAGCAAAGAAAGAAACACAAGTTCTAAATTCTGAAAGTAAAACTTTAGGCCAACGTGCTGCTGAATTGCCACACAATAGTATCTCAGATTCTAAGGTAAAGGCTCAAGTTGAGGCTGCAATCGCCCGAGGTGATGCCGTCATTATGTCCAAGACGCTGCAATAAGCATGTACAGCATGTTATTTTTATGGTATAATAGATATATTAAATGACAGGAGTTGATCATGGCTGTGGAAATGGAACAAGTTAGAGAGACACTTGAGACTGCGCAAAACGCAGTTGTACAAGTACAAGAAGCTGATGCATGGGTGTCAGAAATCCAACAAGCTTATGATGGTACATCAGGTCTTACAATTGCATTGTGCGCAATTGGTGCTCTCATTCTTCTTCGTCCACTGCTTGCATTGATTCAATATGTTGCAGTTTTCTTTGTAATTTTCTTGGTGTTTAAGCATTATGTCTGAATCAATTTCCACAAATCTGTACAATACGTTGAAGGAAATCAACACGTCCTCGACTTATGTAGTTGATCAAACGTATGTTGACCAGGTTAAAAGCAAGCTAAAGAAGTACAAGAACAACAATGGCAATTCGGATCGCACTGAACTCCAAAAGAATTTGGACATCGATTGTGAATTTGCTGATGTGATTGTCAATGAATCTGGACATGCATCGATCCTAAAAGCGACTAGCATTCGTCAACACGACTTTTGCTTTCTTGATTCATCCGCTGTGATTTGGTGTGTTGACAATAAAGTTGTGCATGAAGATACATTTTATCTCCATGATAATAAATATATGCAGTACTTGAAATCATACAATGAAGGCAAGTTGCATGCATTTGCATTCTGGCGATTTGCGAATCGTCCAATCAAGCCTTTAGAGGTTGGTGATAAACCAGTGATGCACTTGTTGAAAGTGATTCCAGCAAAAGACTTGTTGATGAAGATGTGTAATCCTAAAAACAAGACTCGTTCAGGTGATAAATTTGTTATTCGGGTGATTTGATGGCAAAATACGACAAGTACTTGTTAAGAAGCGACATGGCAAAAGATCTACATGCTTGGATCTTTTTCTCAGGTTCCTCTGACAAAAATTATTACTTTTCAAAAGTAACTGATGGCGAGCATACATGTTATGAAGTGCCATTCAAGTCACAATACGTCAAAGGTTTCTTGTTAGTAGATTCAACACGTTCTATTACATTGCTTGCTAAGCGCTGTGATGGTGTTGAGTACAACAAAGAATTTAGAACTGTACAAGATACAAAAGATTTTCTTATTCAGAAAATCTTAGTTAAATAAACGATTGCGTCTATAGCTCAACTGGATAGAGCACTGGTCTTCTACACCACAGGTTGGGGGTTCGAATCCCTCTAGGCGCACCAATCAATTTTATTAATAATCATTATCAAAACGTTTAATGACATTGACAGTATTATTAATAAAATTAATTGATATATAATTAGTGATTAAATTTTTATAAGGATGAACATGTCAGTTACAATCAAGAATCTAGAAAGCGCATTAGCTGGTGAGTCGATGGCTCATGTGAAGTATCGTTACTTTGCAAAGCTTGCTCGTGCAGAAGGCTTTGAGGAAGTTGCAAAACACTTTGAACATACAGCAGATCAAGAAATCTTGCATGCATGGGGACACCTTGAACTTTTAATCGGTAAACCATCTACTAAAGAATGCTTGCATCTTGCTATTCTTGGTGAAACACATGAGTTCACTGAAATGTATCCACAATTCGAAGCTATTGCAATCGCTGAAGGTAAACTTGAAGCACAACGTGAAATTCAAGAACAGATTGCAGAATCCAAGCAACATGCAGCTGAGTTCAAGAAAGTGTTAGAGTTGGCAGAGAAACGTTTTGCAGCACTTGCAAAAGTTGAAAAGCGTCACGCTGAAGCATATCAAAAAGTTAAGGAGTCAATGTAATGTCAAATGTCGTATATGTGTGTATTGTATGTGGTCATGAGTTGAGCGAAGCTGATTGGTTAAGTTTGCCAGATACAGTAAATTGCCCAGAATGTGGTGTCAGTAAAGATGACTACGTTCGTATGGAACTCTAAAATATTTTCAATTATTTTTCAAAAATAAGTGTTTTAAACAAAAATTTTGTATATATAAATCTATGAACAAATT